TCCTAATACTTTTCCTATATAATCAAAAAATCCACCTTCTTTAAAACTTTGAATTGTACCACCTTTAGCTTTAGAAGATTCTTGGTTTTTTCTTTCTTCAGCACGTCTTTCCATTTCTTTAGCAGTTGGATCGGGATGGAATACTTTACTTCTTTGATACGGATATTCTGCTCCTTCCTGGAAAGTTTCCATTTCTTCGATAACTTCTGGTAATGTAGTACCAGTTTCTTTTAATGCTTCTCGAATTACATTCGTAATATACTTTTTTTCTTCTTTTTCAATATTAAGATCATCATGACCTGTAATAAATCTTATTATTCTACCAATTAAATCTACCTCGTCTCCTTCATTATATCCCATAAGTCCACCCATCTGAGCTTGCATGGGAGACTGTGGTTGGACAGGTGGAGCTTCAGTTACTGGTTGTGCAGCTTGTGCTTCAGCTTGTGCTTTCTCTACTTCTTCTTTTTGTCGTCTAATTTCTAACCCTTTTGTATTCCATCGTTCAAGCCTATCAAGTCCAATAACTCCAACTAGAGGTGCTGGAATAACGGCTTCTCCATTAGAAATTCTAATAGGTACTTTATTTTGTGGATCGTAATCGGCGGGAAGTTCTTGTCCAAGAGCAGCAGCAATAGTATATGCATCTCTAATAACTTCATTTATATCTGAAATACCTATCAAGGAAACTGCATCTGCATTAAGAATATAGGAGCCTTCAGGTACTTCCATTGTTAGATCATCGGATATTCCCTCCCCGCCTAGAGAGGGTCCAGGGTCACCAGCACGATCATTAATGACCCCCATAGGACCAACCCTTGTTTCCAAATCTGTTTCAGCATTCTCAATTGGTCCTCCTTCTTGAGCAGTAATAGTGGGTTGTACTTCAGTAGGAATAGTAGGTTGTACTTCAGGAATACTTTCTTCCTCATAAAGAGTTTCTAACATAGAAGAAGTAATTGGTACATTTGTAGTTGATTCTACATACTTTCGATACATATCAGTCAAAGGATTAATCATAATTCTGTTCTTTTTCTATTCTAGCATTTTCTATTGAAGACTTAACCACGCCCTTGAGGTTCTTCAATGTTTCCAGTAAAGCCAGCTTCCCCTGCAAGCGGCGAAGTTCCAACTCCGATGTTTCCACCGCCAACGCCTGATACATCCATTGCATTTGCTCCGACAGGTACGCTTCCATTGGCTCCCATAGGTCCGGGCTGTTGACCAGGGGGTGCAACTTCTGGGCTATTTGTTCGTTCATTCAGACCTCTCAATATATCTGCAAAGATTGCAGCTTCATCCGTATCATTAACAAGTTGATCAGGATCTATATCCTGAGAAATTGCTAGTTCCTTCATTAGATTTGGAATCTTAATAAACGGAGCAAGCATAGGATTAGCAATTGTTTGTAGTAAAGTAATTAATCTCTGAGTTCTAACTTCCTTCTGCATTACCGATGCAATACCTTTAGGTTTAATCTCTAGATCACCCAAGATCTCTGCATTATCATCATTGAATTGCATATTCCATTGGAAGAAAGATTCTCCTAAAGGTCTTAAAAGAAAGTCATCTATATTCTTGATAACAGTCTTAATAGATAATCCTGCTGATCCCATAATCATAGATAGACCAGCAGCAGTCCTACCTGTCCCTGTTACTCCTGTTTGACCATGTACAATGGAAGGAATACCTGTTTCTTCATCTGCAAGCTGTCGTGCAGCCTGATACATCTGAAGATTCTCAGGGGCTGTATTGGGAAACTTTAGTCCGTTAACAGCAGTTCCAGTAACACCTGATTGCCGTCTAAAGATTTTACCTGGATAGACTTCCATATTCTGTCCAGGCACAAGCTGTGTTTCATCTATATCAAATACCATATTGCCAGCCAACGCCAAATTATCAATAGCCATTCTCATATGACCATTCATAAGAAGTTGGGCATCATTCATATTCTCTGCTACACCTACCCCAAAGAACTGATATGGATTTAATTCATAAGGGAAAGCTTGATATGGAATACGAGCAGGAACAAATGGATTTAGAATACAACGAATAACTTCATTATTAACAATCCATGCATTAATTTGTACAGAATCTAGATGACTAATATTATCTGGAAGATCAAGTCCTAATTCATTTGCCAAGAATAGATCTAGTGTTCCCCAATATTCAAAGACTTCATATCTGCTTTCAGAATATAAAGGATCTTCATTCTCTGAATAGATAGTATTCTCAAAGTATCTTTCTTCATATTGAGGACCATGTTCCAATGATCTCTCTATAGCATCAAAATTAAAATAAGGTCTATTAATAAGATCTCTTAACTGTTCACGATTATACCGATGTCTTTGTATGACATACTCAGCATCATCTATGCTTGTAGCTGAAGGATCAGGATAAAAATTCCAACAAGAAACAGCTTCAACCTTTGGAACAATCTTTGTATATGGCTCAAATACTTTTTCACCATTCTCCATCTTCCAGTTATTAACTACCTTCTCAAAATTAAATGGTCCTTTAACAATTCCAGTGCCGAGCAATGCAGACTCAAAAATTGCATGTCTCATAACATTCGTAGCATTTGTATTTACAAGTTGATCATGAATTTGCTTTTCCATATTCCTTGCAGCAATTTCTGCTGGCTCTATCTGAGGAGAACCTGGAATAATACTTGGACCCTCTACTAAACTTGAGGCATTCACATACTTTTCCTTTAGTCCACCCAAGAAGTCATCAAGTTTATCTAAAGGAATATCTCTTGCTTGTTCCATAACTTGTTTCTCTTCAGGTGTAGCAAGATGAGCAAACTCTGCTATACCTTCTGGGATAGGTGTACTGGAAACAGTAATAGGGAACTTGTTATTGGCAAACAGAATATCAGAGATTTGTCCGAAAGCTGCAAGAACCTTGACTTTAGTAATTCTTACAAATACTTTAGACTTCTCTGACGATCTGTATGTTGAAGCAGTATCGTAAATACCTCTATAGTTCTTGTATGCAGATAACCAACGCCTTTCATCTGAGAGACGACCAGTCTCAGCATCCAAGAATTTACTTTTAATAAAGCCTATAAGGCCAGGTATTTCTTCTGCTTCTACCTCTACAGCTTCAGGATTTTGTGGATCAGCCATAAAGTGAATCATCATCCTTCATAAAGTCAACAGTCATCATCTTCTTACCAGATTCTGAAGGAACATCAGCAGACTGCTTAAAGTTCACATCCGTTGGACCCATAAGATCAGGTTCCATAGGATCACGATAGAGCATTCCATCAGGAACAGGATTCATATCTCCCTGCTTCTCAGCCATTCCTTCAAAATCTTTAGCGGTATAGGGTTTTAGATAAGGCATAATATATTTCTCCTTCTAAGCTCTTTTAGGTTTACGAACAGAGCTACCTTTAGCATACTGTTTCATAATTTTGTTAGTACGACGTTTTACACGACCTCCCTTTTTAAAGGGACTTCCTTTTCTTCTTGTAAGTTTATTATTATTATTATTTTCTGGTTCTTTTGAAATAAAATTAACTATCTTATCAAGAAGGTTTGTATCATCTTCAGGTAAAAATCCTCTTTCTTGTTCTTTTGCCCAAAACCTTTTCCATGCAGTACGAGGCAGATTACCAGATGATGAAAGCCCTAATATCTCTCTCTCTTCTTCACTAAATCTACTAGGATCTATGGTAGAGCCTCCCAATCGTGCTAATTCATTTGTTCTACGTAAAGCTTCCCCTTTAGTATATCTAGCTTCTGAAGGTATTTCATCAATTATATCTCTTATAGGTCTAAGTTCTGGAAAAGGTTGCTCTAATTTATCTTCTCCTGCCCAAAAACCAGGATATTTATATGAAGATTGTTCCTGACCAGGAATTTTTCCTTTAAGAATCTCTGTATCACTAAATCTCGATGGATCTCTTCTTGGTTTTGTAAGATCTGCCGCTCCAGGTGCTTTTGATAAATCTGGATATAACACTTCTCCAGGACTAAGCATTCCTTGTTTCTCTGTTCTTCTCTGCAATTCATCCCACCCATAAACATCAGCGCTATGCATACCAAGTATATCTGTAATCTCCTTAGATTGTACTGCTCTATCTGTTATTCTTAATTTAGGAGGATGTCTTACCGTAGCTCTTGTAGGTATCCAATCTTTTCCTTCTGGATGTTTTTCAGTATATTCTGTCCAAATTCTGTCCCACTCTTCTTTTGGTGCAGGATTTAGTCCTTGTTCTTTAAGGCTTGAATATAAAGCAAACCAAGGTTTTTCTGAATCTTCTTCAGAAAATAATAAAGTATCAACTATTTCAGGACCAAAACCTAATGCAGTTAATGAAGCATATGCTACTCTTCTATTTATTTTATTTGCCATAACTTGTCTTAAAATAGAAGCTACTTCAGGATTTCCTAAAGTTTTTTGAAATTGTCTATTCCAACCAGGGGCACCTACAGTCTCAACTTCTTTTCTAAGTCTTGATTTATCTTTAACAAAAAAATCTTGAAGTACTGGTTTAACTTTACGTGTTAATTTTCCTATAAGAGTTCCACCATAACTATTAATTTTCCACATTGGAACAATCATATATTTAGGTGTTTTAATACCTACTCTGGCTGCTAACATTAATAGTCCATAAACTAGTGGTGCTGCCATTTATACTCTCCTAATATCCAAAGACTGCATCTTCCATTACAGGTTCAGAATCTGTATAAGATTTGAAATTGTATAAGGAAGAAGCCGTTTGTCTGTTCATTATCATATACCTTAAAGCATCATATGCATGGTCTTCTGTTCTTGTATCAATATCTTCACTATTCGTTTTAGATATTGGGAGAGTGGGAAGTGTTCTTACAAGATTTGTGCATGTATTAAAAATTCTTATTCTAGGATTTCCATAATCATCTATTTGTAATCTTCTATGAACTTCTATCTTTCCGTTTACTCTATCGGAGTTTGATGGAACCCATCGTACTCCTTTTCGTATCATACTTTCTGCTACACTCAGTCCATGTCCTGTCTTGTTCCAACATGATCTATCTAAAATTCCTATATACATCTTAGGATCATTGGCTTCCATTTGTAAAACTAGATCTGCAAGCTGTTCTCCTGTATGCCGTTTTATGTAAAGCTCTCTGTAAATCCAGATATTATTATCCCAGTCTATTGCTCCCCAAAGAACACAGGAAGGAGCAGAATATCCGTAATCACAGGCTCGTACTCGTACCCAATTATAAGGAATCTCTACAGGATCAGTGACATGAATCTCTCTACTAAATTCTTTGAATGCTGCTCCTTCTGCAACATCCCAATCTCCTGAAAGTAATCGTTTCCTTTCTACTTCTGGAAGAGAGAGAAGCATCATCTCATACTCTCCATCTTCAGCCAGATATGGATTGTCTGTCAATCTGGCAGGAAGAAACTTTCTTTGAAATAATGGTCTACCAGAATTTGTATGTCCTGGTCCGTATGAAAGTGTTCTTCCCGTTTCGATGTCTGTTGCCCAGAAAGGTTGATCTGGTGGTGCAGGATCAATAAACATTCTTTTGACCCACCATCCTCCTGATCCTCCAGGATTAGAAGAAGCCCTCATATATGTCTCTATCTTAGGATCAGTAGTTCTTAGTCGTGACCTTAGATAATTCCATACATAAGGTGTTGGATAATGACCAAGCTCATCAATTCCAATCCATGTAAAGGACTGACCTTGGTAGCGATAAACATCATCATCTTTATCTACATAGCTAAAGAGAGCTTTAGCCCCACTTGGAAATTCCCATGTCTTTGTTGACTCCTTAAATCTAGCTTTCGGAAAAGCTTTTGTATAAATCTGTTTACTTTTATCTATGAGTTCTGTTAGTTCTGGTAATGTCCTTCTAAGCAATAATGCACGATGATTCTGGTTGTCGGCATATCTTAGCAAGTCCATTAACATTGCATAAGATTTACCACCTCCTGCCGCTCCTCCATAGAGAACTTCTTTCTCTGGAGCAGCCAAGAACTCTGTTTGTGGACCCTCATTGGGTTTGAAGGCGAGTTCCGTACCTTCCTTCATTGCTTCTTGAACAGAGGGTGGTAGTCCTTTTAGAAAATCTTCCTTGACAAGTCCACCATTTTCAAGAATCTTTAATGCTTTCTCTGCATTTCTTTTTTGTTCTGTCTTTTTCTTTGCTCTAACTTTAAGTCTTTCTCTGTCTTTTGTTTGAGTACTAATTTTCTTCTTTAGAGTTCGTTTAGCCTTTTCCTTACGAGAAACATTATAACTTCCCTTATCACCTTCTTCTAACTTTGGTCGGACCATATTTCTTGTTGTGCTTTCTTGGCTGGTAGAAGAACAATGCCATGTAATACTCTAGACTCGGTAGAAATTTCCTGTCTCTTACTAACACCAGTACGATCTAAGATATCATTGGCTGCTCTAAGTCTAACTTCCATTTGAGAACTAGGTATAGTTCCATCAGCATCAAGTCCTTCAATTAATCTACTTGCTGCTTGCACAGACGAGGAAGCTAGATGCTGACGAGTTCTTTCTACAATTTCATGTTTGACAGAATTAATAAGATTAGAACGTGAATCTTTGTGATAGCCAGCTATCTCCATAGCTTTTGTGACATTCCCACCATTATCAATAAGATTATCTAGAAAGACAATTTGTTTTTCTGTAAATTCTCTTTTTTGAAGATTATTCATTTTTAGATGTGCCTTTTCATCTATTTTTGTATACCACAGAGTCCATAAAATTTTATCTTTATATTTAAATTTACAACTATGGACGTTAAATATTCCTTCTGGCTGATACTTATAAACTCTAGTAATGGTTGTAAAAAATTCTACTTCTATAAGTTTTACAATAATGGTGGGTTTAAATTGTATACATCTACCGGCTTTTCTTTCTTGTATTAAAATCTTAAAAACTTCCGAAGAAATTTTTGAATTTTTTACTATACTCATCATATTCTGATGGCCTTCAAAAGAACAAGCATTAGATACTGGTATAACTTTCTTTAGAAAAAGGCTCTCAGCAGTAACAGTAGCACTATATGCAGTTAGGAGTACTCCTATAAGTATTAGAAATAAATATTTATTAAACATCTGCCAGGAAGGATTAAGTTAAAATTTCAGTCTCTTGATTAGGTAGTCCTTCTCTGAGGTATTTACAAGAACCACAACATCTACCACAGTATGTACATTCACCTTCATATTTATTAAGTTCTGTATTCCATATGAACGTACATTCTTCAAATCCTAATGGTCTTAGTGTACCATCTTTACATTTACTAGGTTTCCAAAATAAAACTTCAAGAGAATCTTTGGTATAGACAATAAATCTAGGATCACCTGGAAAATAATCTTTATCTAATCCTAGTCTGGAAGATTCCTTACATCCATCCTTAAATCTTTTTTCTGGTTGATTGTAAACTGAACAATGAAACTTTATTTTCTTTTCCTTGATTTTGATAAAGCTATGGCTATTGCTTGTTTTCTACTTATAACTCTCCTACCAGAGCTAGATTTAAGTTTACGATTCTTAAATTCTCTCATAACTTTTGCAATTTTAGATTTATTTCTCTTTATTCCCCCACCCTTTTTATAGAATAACATACTTTAGTTCCTAATTAATGATAATTTAAGCCTTGCCACGTTATATAATGAAGACGTATGCTTTTATTATCATCTTAATAAGTATTATAAGGCTTTTTACAAATTTGTCAAGTAAAATATAACAATATAAGAATCTATCCCTATAGTATACTATAGTAT